TTTCATGAAGTTGTAGATGTTCGATCCAAAACCACAGTTGAAACACTTGAAGAAGAAGTTATTCTGCTTCTCGTAGAAGAACCCCCTCGCCTTACTCTTGTTCTTCTGTGAGTCACCACAGATAGGACAACGACATTGTGCTAGGTTTCCCTTCTTCCAAGCGAACCGATCGAGTTTACCTGAAACTAAATTAATGAACTTTTTATCTATGTAAGATGTCATATCGTCCAGTCATTTACTGTCTTCGACTTGAACTTACTGTCGAAGTTGCTCCCATCAAACCCACTACCATAGCCGTTACCTTCTTCTTGATTCGAATCAACCAGTGCTTGTTCGTCAACACTAGAGTCTGCCAGTTTCATCTTGGCACGATTGATATCAAGAATAAACTTCCTGTTCACTGCTGTATCATTATACCTGTTCTTCAACTGCTTTACAAGTACCTGATTCAATTCATCCAACTCTTCTGTCGCAATCAGTGCGATCATAAAGTCGGCAGTGGCTGGAAGTCCGAACGACTCGGATGTATCTTCAAGTCCAAAGTCAGAATTTGTAAACCCACTTCGATTCACCTGAGTGGCAGAGAAGATAGGAACGTTCTGCTCCACGGCAAGACCACGGAGTTCTTCGGCGATTGACTTGATGATTGTGTAGGAGTTTGCACCACCGTTCGCCTTAAGGCGACTGGAGGCACAGATGTTGAGGTAATCAATAAAGATGATATCAGGAGTAAACTGCTTCTTCAATTTAAGTTCTTCAATGAGAATACGAAAGTGATTCGCATTCGCTGTAGCAGTTGGATACTCCTTGATAATCAACTTCCCACTGATCCCTCTAGTGGCGTTCTGTAGTTTCTTCTGATACATTTCGTATGGAAGATCTTTTAGATCGTCTAGTGTGATGTCCATAAGATTCGCATCGATTCTCTCCGCGATCTTCTCTTCGGCCATCTCGCATGTAATGTACAGAACGTTTTTGTTTTGTGTCAGACACGCCGCGGCATGGTGACACATGAATAGAGACTTACCAACACCAGTACCAGCCATGATGATATTCAGCGTCTTGGCTGGAGTACCACCTTTGGTAATCATGTTCATAAACTCTAGATCGAACGCAATCTTGCTTTCTACTTTGTGGTAGAATTCGTATCTTTCGTCGGCGTCTTCGATGTAGTCGTGTCCGATGTGGGTGTCGAACGAGACTGCGAGGGCGTCGGATAGGATGCTTGGGATTGCATTCTCTGTCTTTGATTTCGATTTGCCGTCAATGATGTGGATCGATTCCATGATCGCATTGTATACCGCCTTGTCTTTACAGAATTTTTCAGTTTGATCGACCAGCCAATTGAGTTTATCTGCCTCAACGGCCTTCGTGTAGGAACTCATCTCTTGTTGAATGGATTTGAACTCATCGTCGTTCAGATCTTTTCGCTCATTCAACGAAATTTCAATCGCTTCTTTTGTCGGTGGTAGATTATATAGACTGAAGAACTCCTTGATCTCCGAATATACAATCGCATGAGTTCGATCATGAAAGAACTCCTTGCTCAAGTAAGGGAGAACTTTACGAGTGAACTCTTCATTGTAGATTAGATTTTCTAGAACCAAACTTTCAATCGTCTTCATACTTTTTGATTTCACCTTCACTCAAAATAGATGCCAGTATGTCACCAGCAACCTGTGTAAACTCTTCATCGACAACTTCGATTGGTGAGTCGAGTATATTATAGTCGAAACTCAACCGAAGTCTATCATTTTCTTCGTCTTCTTCAAGGGAAACAGCACCGAACTGAAAGTCGGTGCCTTTATATTTCCCAACCGATACTGTAATAATATCGGTTTCACTCAGATCCATCTTGGACCTCTGGTTCTTCCTCTTCGACGGAAACACCATACTTAAATTCCTTACCAACGGCGACTTCAAGTTGTGCCATTACATCGTCAGTGAAATACTTTTCAGCATCTCGATATAGGGCCTTCTCGAACACCTTAGTTCCACACGGAAGTTCAATGCGTGTCGAAACCTTCTTGAAGATTTCATACTTCAATGCAATTTCAACAAGACCATAGTAAGGATGCAGTCCAGTTTCATAGTTCAAGATAACATCAACCATCGAATTCTCTTTAGTTACTCGACCCTTGAACAACTTACAGTGAACGATGTTACCGATGACATCAGTTCCTTCCTTCACCTTCTTCTTAGAAAGATATACGATAGTAGAAGCGGCATACTTTAGACCAGACCCACCACCCATCTCTTTTTGTGGGAACATGGAACCAATGACATCATAGGTGTGGTTGGTCATGATCATTGGAATGTTTGCTCGACCAAGTTTCAGAGTCAACACACGGAAAGTGGCCTTCACGATCTGGGCGCGAGTCATATCTTTAGTAGTCTTACCCTCTGCGGTATCAACCATTTCCTTATTAGTCGAAAGCATACCAAGAGAATCAAGAACGATAAGCATAGGCTTACGATCCTTCTTCTTTAGTTCAAGGTAGTTATCAACAATTGTAATTGCTTGGTGTCGAAACTCTTCGATCGTGCTTACAGGAAACACTGCAACTCTAGCAGGATCACAACCACGTTCCTTAAACATATCCGAAGTCACAGCCTGTTCTGTATCAAAATACAGAACAACGCCATCAGGATTATCAATGAGGAACTTATGTACAATACCAATAGTAAAGTACGTTTTACCAGTTGCCGACTCTCCTGCGATAGCCATAATCTTATTATCAGGCATACCACCATAAAGGGAACCAGATAGAAGAGCGTTAAAAGAGTAAGAACCAGTATCACAGAATCCATTGATATCACTTCCTTCTAGCCCATCAATAACAGTTGATGCGTATTCATTACCCGAACTTGAAATAATTTCATTCAAAAAACTCATGTATTCTCCTTAAGCGAATAGACTTTCTAGTGTGTTTCGTTCTTCTGCTGACCATCCAATGACAGTCAGGATGTTAGACAAAGGATCTAGGAAACCCTTGTCGAACTGTGTAGTATAATCGACAAACCTGTTCAAGTCAAACTCTTTTGGAAGAGATGACGGGAATGCCACTACGCGATCACCGATGTGGTTTGGAACCTTGAGGTAAACAAACTTGATCTTGTCACCCTCTTGGATGATTGGATACTTCTTCTCAAGTTTCTTCTTCTTAAGATAATGATTATATAGAAGAGATCCCTTGACGCCGATCGGAGTTGACTTGCGATAGATGTGAGTCGCATCGGCATAGTTACTGAGGTTGTTAACGCCTCGCGGGAAAGCAACAGTCTCGACATCGAGTTTGTTGAACTCGGTTCGGAAGTCGGCGATGTATTGTTGCATCGTCTCTTCGTCATCATACATGATGATCTTGATGGCTTTCTTGAGTCGATCACGAATGATCTGTGGTGTCGAGGATCGAGTAGTTTCGATACCCATAATTTTCATCTTGGGTGTTTCGTAACGAACACCCTCAGAGTCGATCACGTTGAGCATGTACCGCTTCTTGGCAGTCCTGATACCCTTGTCCGAGATGACTTCTCGATCCATTACCATCTTGTTTTCATAGGCGTTCATCAACTCCGAGAGTTCATCATACTTTTTCTTGATGAAAGGAAGTATGATCTCCTTCGAACTCTTGTCGAGGAAGTTCGTGATCTTGTCCTTATCATCACAGTCAGGGAGAACCCGATCCACAAGATTACCAAGGCGCAGATAAACAGAATCGGTGTCAGATGCCACAACATAGTCATAGTTTTCAGTCTCCAATGTTTTGTTTAGGAACTCGTTGAGTGCAGTCATAATCCAACGAATACTCAACTGTCCAGACAGAGTGATAGACTCCGCCATCTCTGTCGAGTAGTAACGAAAGTATTGATTACCAATTGCACCATAAGCACTGTTCAACTGAATCTTACGAACCTGCTGAAAGTTATGGAACTTGGCAATCTGATAGTCTAGATCCCTGTTCGTGGGATCTTTCTCCTTCTGCTTCTGACATTCGATCATCTTCTTCTTAAACTCTTTGCGTTCTGCATACATCTTGTTCATCAGCGAGGGCAAGAAACCCTTCGCATCAGTGCGGAACGTGTTACCTGTAGCAGCAACAGAAAGATTCTTTGACTTGTGCTTCTCGATATACGCCAGTGTCTCGGGCGTCTTGTCGAGGATCTTGTCAACATCAAGTCCACGCCAGATACCGTCGTCGGTAAGCGTCTCGGGACTGATGTTGTACATCTCGATCAAGTGAGGATATAGTGAGTTGAGGTCAAATGACACAACCCAATCGTGCATACCAGTGATTGGTTCCTTCACATACGCACCAGCATACTGATCGGTTTTCTTACCGATAGTCTTCGGAGGAATCACGATGTTCTGTTCACGCAGATAGTGATAGATAATTGCGTCCCACGTTCGTACCTGTGAGAACACATCCTCGAAGTTAACCTTGGCGGAATACGCAAGTGCTAGAGAAAGTTCAATTAGTTTCAGTTTCTCTTCGAGTTGCTGAACGAGTTCAACGTCAACAATGTTGTACTCGATGAACTTCTGAAAGTCTTTCTTGTAGAACTCGCGGATAGAATCGTGTTCCGCATAGGATAGTTTCTTCTTACCGAGTTCTACAAAGGCAATGTGGTCGAGACGATACGACTCTTGGTTCACATAGGTGAAGGTCTTATAGAGGTCGAGGTAGTCGATGACGGCAACACCATTGATATGGAACGCCGTTTGATCACGACCCATCTTCGTGATAGTCTTCTCCTTGATCTTGTTCCACGGAGAGATCTTCTTCGCTTCGTCTTCACCAAGCACTCGCTTGATACGATTTACAAGATAAGGAATGTCAAAGAACTTGACGTTCCAACCAGTCACGATGTCAGGGAAATCCTGCTGCCAGTGGTAGATGAAACGCTGAAGCATCTCCTCCTCAGTGAAGGCAGTATGAACCGTAATGTCTTTGCGATCAGTCTCAAACTCACCGAGACAAAATACATTCATCTTGCCTCGCATCAGCATACTGATTGCAATGACCTTCTCTTCGGGATTATCTACCTGTGGAAATCCATACTCACACTCGGTTTCGATGTCGATGTTTGCCACACCGATCTGCGACATATCATACTCAATCTCATCAGGGAACTTGTCCGCGATGAAAGGATAGATGTAATCTGTGTTACCGAAGATGCGGAACCCATTGATGTGCTTGTATTTCTCTACGAACTCTCGGCAGTCATGAATGGTGCCAGGTTGAACTGGCTCCAAACGATGACCGTCGAGAGAACGATGGATAGATGTATCATTAGTGCTAGGCACAAACAGGGTAGGATGATACTCTACCCTGTCTGTGATTTGCTTTCCGTTTTCATACCCGCGATACAGAACATTCTTACCGTAAACACAAACGCTTGTGTAGAATCTACTCATTCAGGAGGACTTCCTTATTCACCATGGCTCCGTCCTTGTCTTCCAGAAAGGCAGACAAGAGAACCATGTAATTGATTACGTCTACTATTGTATCATTAAATGATTCATTTTCAACATGCATCTTCCCACAATCGATAAAAGATGACAGCCGGCTCATCTTGTCAGTGATGCGGGTAAGAAAGCCTTGTTCTGTAGTACAAATGCCCATCGCTTC